TATAAGGATTACATTCTGAAATGTATGGGTATTCATATAAATATGGATAGCCATACAAATAGTCATAGGGATAGACAACATAAGGATAACCATCATAGAAATAACGCCGGAAAGGATATCTTCCGTAACGATATTTATAGTAAGGATAACCATAGGATCCACGATAACTATAAGGTAAACCCCGGGCCCCACGTCCGAATCCACCTTTTAAAGGATCATCGGGTATATTTCCTGGATCATCCTTGAACGGAGAACCATAAGGATTACGTTCATAACCTCCGGTAGGCGCCCAATTGTAAGGATAGTTACTCGTCCGGTAAAAATCCCTCCCGACACCATTACCATAAGGAACATCCAATGGACGTGTAAAATAAGGATTACCAGTATAGGCAATAAAAGGAAAACCAAAATTTTGCATAGATCGGTTGGCCGTCTCTACTTGTTGTTCCCCATTTATCGCAGTATTAGTAGCCCCGGTAACTGGAGGTATACCAAACCTACCATATAGTGTACTGGCTAGTCTTGGATTGGGCAATGTCATTATAATATAGAAAAATATTATATTTTTTAAAGGTTAAGTTTATTAAAGTATCGGATAAAACGCAGACAATCTTTAAAGGCACTACCATCATCAGTATTATTAAAAAAAATAAAATTCTGATCTGCTGGATGATGGACGATCTTATGATAAAATTTTTCCAACTCCTGGTCAGAATAACTACCCTGATAATTTTGGCCGTGCAATCTTAAATAGGTTCTATTTACAAAACACCATCCATATTTTTTAAACAATGATATTTCTGCCTCCCATCCGGGACTACGGAATTCGAAGGCATAAAGATATTTTTTGTCCAAATATGGGGCAATTTTGACCAATCTTTTTATAGTCTGGTCATGGTGTATAAAATGCGAATCAAATTGGAAAAGGAATCCGTATAATTGTTCGAGCCGGTCAAGACCCTGGATGAAATGAGACCAGATATGTGCAAAATTTTTAAGACGATTTAGATGTGTGATGGAACGGTGTACTTTAAAAATATAGACTATCTGATACTTTCGGAGATGGTCTATCAAACTTTGGGTAGGAAAATGGTAAAATGTATAATTAACTTCCAAAGCATTAAAAAATTGTACATAATATCTCAATAGATCATGGACCCCGCGGGGATAAAATTGGGGATAATAGTATCCTGATGTACCCAGATAGATGCGCCGTAGACTAATATTTTGGGGTTTTACCAAAATTTGTGGACCAGGAGGATAGTTGACCAGTACGAAAGGATCTAACGGTTGATAGTTGGCTATCCGATATCCATAAAAGTGTCGCCGGTTGGGCCACCATTTTTGACGATCTTCAGGGGTGATACGGTGCTTTTTATATTCAAGTTTAAATTGATGTAGGTCTATAAATTCAATCTTATCTAATGTTAAAAATCCTAGGGCAACTTTATCCTCGACCAATAATAATTTTTGGCCCAAAATATTAAGTTTACGGGATTTAACGATCATTCTTTTGATACCCTGATGTATCATTAATTAATTAATTAATGATTAATTTCCCATAGGGTCTAACAATAATGAGGACACGATAAAAATTTTCCATAAAAAATCTAGAAAATTTTTATCGTATAATATTACCAGTATAAAAATTATTGTAAGGATAGGGAATATAACCGTATGTGTACGGAGAAGAATTTAAAACTACTCCCGGACAACAAGGATTTAAAATTACCCCCGGACGGATGCATGGATTCGGAAATCCACAAGGATCGGCAGCATTAATCCCATATTTATACTTAAGCTCCGTATAATAACGGCTGAGCAAATCATAACTCATTTATATCTTAATTATATTTTTTATGAAAATTCATAAAATTGAGTTTTAAATATTTAAAAATGGCTTTAATTGTTTCCCTAATTATCGAATGGATAGGAAATATTTATCCTTTTTTCTTGAAAAAATAGCCCAAACGTCCACCAAAATAAATAATAATATCGACGAGGAACATAACTATCCTTATGAAATAGGACAGTTTATCAAAAGGATCGAATATCTTTATAGTAAATTCCAAAGGAGAGAATATCCAAATTTAATCTGCATGGATAGGCTAATTATAAATATATATCAGTTATATAATTCCAAAAATTGCTATTATTTTATGATGACCCCTACCCTTAATAATAAAATACTCCAAAAAATATTTGTCAACTATCGTTTTCTCTTAAAAAGAAATAAAATGGTTTTGGTGAACGAAAATGATATACATTATTGCATTAAACAGAGAGACGATGATATTTTAATCTATGGATATGAGGATAATAAATTAGTCTTTTTAGAAAAAAAATGCCTCAATATTTCAGATTCATGTATTATTATTAGGAGCAAACCATCCTTTAATTTTATACAGATTAAAGGATTAAATCAAAACCATTTGTTAGCTAAATTTTTTAATCGTTTTGATCTTTCTAATTTCACCATGAAAATAGATATTTCGTATAAAATACCCTACGAATTATCACAATGTCCATCCTATATCAGATCCTTAATTAATTATATTGAACGGGCTTTTAGAAGATATCATAATGGAAGTACACAAAGGTTAATTATTGATGTAAATCAGATGAAAGGTTATTATTGTAATTATTTTTCCTTTATAACTCCTATTCTAAATGATAAAATTATTAGGAAATTATTTTCCAATCCTCAATTTTTTGAAGTGAACTATCAAGATATATTATTCTTTATTAGGGAGGAAAATGAGAATTTTTCCATATATGGTTATCGAAACGAGAAATTAGACTTTCTAGTGAAAGATTTTTTTACTAATATGGATTCATTTATCATAATTAAAGATTCTATGCAATATACTTCTAATCTATTTATGGATGTTGAACTAGACATAGAGGACATGGAGGCGAACGATGATCATGAATATATAGAATCTTATTTAGATATTAATAATGAAATGATCATCAAATTTTTAGAATCATATAAATGAAGACAGATCAATTATCTAAAAGAGCTAAAAATTATCCTAGAAACTAGCCTTGAAAAAAAAATGAACTATTTGGCAAAATATATCAAATTATCTGGTATCTATCAAATCTTGCGTATCCGCTCATTTAGATGGCCGGAAAATTTAGCGGTCAAAGAAATTATTGAATAACTTGATATATTTAGATAATTTGGCCATCATCGCTATTAAATAATCTAAAAATAAAGACTAAACATTTGCATAATTAGAATTATTAGAATTCATCCTAAATCCATATTATAGGACATCCTAAAGTAGAACCATGGAAAACCATCAATTGGATCTATAATCCAAATTACTGGATTGTCCGATTTTCATCAAAATATAAAAGGATTGGATTCAATAATTAGATAACAATTTTATGATAAGATTAAAACTTTTCATCTTCCATCAAATCGTCTGGAAATACATCAATATTATGTGTTGAGTTATATCTATATTTGGTTGATGTCATATCATCAACAAAAATGATACGGATCGAAAATATAATAATTGATGTTTTGATCATAAATACAATTTCGATTATAGAAAGAGGTATAAATATACCTAAAGTTTCGAAGTCCTAATTTTTATGAAATATTATTTAATATTTCATAAAATTAATATCCATATACGAATAGCTTAATAATCATAATCATTAAATCAATTAATCTATATAAAACCGCCCAAAAAACCAGCTTTGATGGATGAACTATTTAACAAGATTTACCAAATTACCCATTATCTATCAAGTAATTTATGGTGTCTTGCATATCTGTTCACTTAGATGGCTGGGAAATTTGGCGGCCATCTATGAAATATTTAGTAAAACACAAAAATTAATGGATAATTTGATATATCCTGAACATCATTTAATTTGGAAATTATTTTCCATATTTATGTACTGATAAAATAAAATAGTCCATGTTTTTTGAATATCAAACCAGCAATAGATTATTTTGATCCATTTGGCAGGACAGACATTAAAAGTTGGAGTGTTATATGTTATTATTATGGCCTCTCATCCTTTATAATGCTTTACGAACCGGCAAATGCCCAAAGCCTTTTCAGATTCAAAAGAATTATCTAGAAAACTGGAAAACACATTCTTGGGCCAAAGAAGTTATCAAATATTTTTCTAATCCTAATCTTGAATACAGCATTCTTATTACAAGACAGATATTGTTATCCGATCCAGAAAGGCTTTGGAAATATTATAAGAAAAAATTATTATTCAACGGTAAGGTCATTTAAAGAATTCTACGGATGTATAATACCATGATCTCTATGAGATATTTTTAATATTTCATAGAGTTTAACAGTACAATTTCATAAATAGAATGATTATTCCGTTGTCAATGTAGATGCAATGTATTATAATATCAGAAAGGGTAATTTTGACATTAATGTTAGAAAGGTAATACTAATTTATATGATATTATCTATTGTTAAAAATACATCCATTAATTAATTATCATTAATTAATGATAGTTCTCAAATATATATATAGATGCATATAAATTGCCTATAATGTTCTCATAGAATGTATATGGATTTTCTAGATAATCAATAGTTCTACTAATGATGCATAAAATATGTATTGGCTGTATTCTTGAATTCCTTTTTTAACCAGATCAGTACGGTCCACACAATTGTCCGACTTTGTTTGCCATAAATGAGAAATTTAGATCCGACATTATAATATTTTGAAAAAAAAAATACTGAATTATATATAAATGGCACTTGAACCATGCCCACTAAAAAGTTTTTGTGACCCATTTATTAGTTATACTGGAAATCCGCAGCCTATAGTAACACCATGTGGGCCGCGTAAGGCAGTAACCACATGGAAGGTTAAATTTTTGGTGTCCAATATTAATGATCTGGCCACCAACTATGATCCTGATCTGATTGATCCATGGGGTTTGGTTATTTTTAACAATCGTTTATGGGTAGTCTCCGACGGGAGTGATATTATTAGCGTCTACGATCTTTATGGTAATAGACAGGGTACTTTTATTGATCTTAGGGATAATTATCAAAATGTCTCATTTGCGACAGGACTTATTGTTAATTCGGATACAGGATTTCCGGTAACCAATGGTCTGGTTACCCGTCCCGCACTCTTCCTCACGGCCACCGAACACGGCGAAGTACTGGCCTATAATCCTTTTGTAGATCCTGGAAAAACATATGTGGTTCTAAACCAACAGATTACCGGTGAGATCATGGAATATCGTGGACTAGCCATTGCCAACAATACACTCTATCTGGCCGACTTTTTTAGGGGCAGGATAGATGTTTTTGATAATAATTATAATAGGTTGCTTGGATTCAATTTTATTGATAATGATCTTTCAGATCCAATACCGGTAGATTTTGCCCCCAATAATATCGTGCATATAGGTTGTAACCTATTTGTCCTTTATGCACGGCGTGATCCGAATGTACCTTTGGAGGAGATCCATGGTCCGGGTAATGGTTATATATCCGTCTTCAACTATGATGGATCTTTTGTACGACGTTTCACCAGTCGAGGGGTTCTTAATTCTCCCTGGGCTATGATCCCCGCCCCTTGCGAATGTGGATTCCCGCCCGGCTCCTTTTTGGTGGGGAATACTGGGGATGGACGTATCAATGTATTTGATTATAATGGTAGATATGTGGGACCTTTACTAAACCAGGCCGGACTTCCTATCGTTATCGAAGGATTATGGGGTTTAGCACCACATTATGGTGATTTTTCCCAGATTTTTTTTACAGCCTCCCCTAATCCTAATACGGACGGTATTCTAGGGGTTCTGGTACGCGACCAGACTATTTTCATCTAGGCTGATATTCCCTCCTCTAATATAATTAATATATTATTATAAAGTAAATGTTACTCTGTAATAAATATTGTTGTTTGCAACCATTTGTCCCATTTTGTAATCCATGCATTCCCAATATTTGTCCTATTCAGCCCAATATACCCTGTCCCGATGTAATTACCACCCTTATATCTAATTCACCTTTTATCCTACATCCTGCCGGTATTGATATAAATCCGCCTTCTAATCCGACAGGTCCTATTAATAGTAAGGGTATCTATTCTATTATATTTACCAATTATTCCTATGAGGCAAATTCTGGTGATATTAATTATGATCCTACCACAGGACAATTTACTGTACCAATTTCGGGTAAATATCTAATAGCAGCATCATTTAGCATATCGAGTAACTTAGCAGCGACAACCCTCAATAATTACTTTAGATTTAACTTTTATATATTCCGGAATATGAATACTCTAGTTGCTGCAGAATCTTATGATGTAAGTAATCCTTTAGATGTTTATATTACTATTTCTGCGGTAGTTAATCTTAATGCTGGGGACAAAATCCTTTTTGCCGCATTCCAAAATTATACTATTCATGAAAATGGTACTAAAAAACCTATGCCTATAACCCTTTTTCCACAAACTAATACGGCCAATCGATTTACAATTGTACGATTATGTTAATATATATAGGTATAATATCCTACTATTTGGAAAAAAATATCAACTATATTAATATATGTCGTGCTGCTCGTGTCTTTCAGTACTATCAGCCCCATCGATCCCAATCAACCCTATTGGATCTGTCTATAAAAAACGACGTAGTTGTACATGTAGTTATAGTGTTCCCTATGAACCCTGCTATATCCCCAAGAATCCTTGTTGTTTTTATCCTCTATTTAATTTGTGCCTACCCTATGGTCCTTACATTCCCTTTATTTACCAACAACAAAATTTAGATTCGGACATCCAGGCAATTGCAATCAGACAGGATCCCAACATTATTAACCCAGCAGGACTAACCCTGCTGAAATCCTGTCCTCCCTATTATACTGATATTATTTTAGTTTGTAACAGAGGTACGGGTAGAATTACGAGCTATGATCTATACGGGAATGCCCTGCCATTAATTATTACCGTACCCAATGCCCAGGGGACACAAGGACATCCTAGCGGTATTGTGGTCAACCAGACACCCTTTTTTCCTATGACCAACGGTACATTGACTTTACCAGCCCTGCTGCTTATCTGTACCGAGGACGGTACCATTAATGCCTATAATCCACAAATTAACCCATCGATCGCTAGTGTTGTAGTTAATGCATCTGGTAAAAATTCTATCTATAAATCCTTGACAGTCGCATGTAACCTACTTTATGCAGTTGATATTTTTAACCAGAATATCGATGTTTATGACCAAAATTTCCTACCCGTTTCGTCTATTGTTTTTAATGATCCATCGATCCCACCCAGCTATGCACCTTTCGGTATTACCAATCTGGAAAATTTATTAATAGTAACTTATGTTCTCCAATCTT